CCCATTGTGCGAGGCTGTAGCGTCACGCCGCCATCGGTTCCAGCACCATCAGAAACGTCGGCCAGTTCCTCGACGAACCCGGCAGTCGCGCCCGTTGCAAGTTTTGGCAGCTTAATACGACCAGTCAGACCCGACATATATGTCGTTCCCAAATTGCTTAGAACTTGCTTTGCGCGCAACGCTTCAATGAACATATCTCCGCGATGTTCCGTCGGAACGAAATCATCGAACACGACTTCCGCACCTGAACCGCCCGTAGCGGCAGTGGAAAGTGGGCCACGCTGTTGCCACGCAAAGTCAGGGACGTAAACGCCTTCTGCCTCACGACCAACAGAACGTGTGATTTCATCGTTCATTTCACGCTCAAAGCCAGCTTCACGCCAGTCGCCTGTGGCTTGCGCCCGGATCATACGACCAAGAGAATATGAACGCTTCTCTTTTACAGGTGCGTCAACGACACTTGGCGGCGTGTCCAATGGCTTGTCATCAGCAATGACATCAAGCAGTTGACCGCGAAAATCTTTAAGAGAAACCCCATCACGGATGGCAGCTTCGCCCAAGTCACGCTTGTTGTGTCTGGCCGCGATAGCAAGAATTTCGCTATCATTCTTTCTTGCGGCTCGAACAGCTTCTGCCTTCGCCGCTTCCAAGTCAACGACTTGGGTTTCAGTTGTATCAGTCATAGCAATCTCCGTTTTAACTGATGTTTGCAAAGGTTTGGAAACTGACCGTCCTACCCCCACGGCTGACGAGCCGTCGGCTGGTATTGGAACAAGACTGATTTCCATAGGCGTGGTTCGCACCCGGACTACATCGTCTGGATCACCTTCACGCTCAACACGACCATCTATTCGATAGCCGACACTGATGTTCTGACGAATACCATCCCGAACATCGTTAAAGACTTCAGAAGCAAGTTCGCCTTTTCCAAAGCGAACTATGGCGCGCAATCTGCGCTTGTCTTCATCCATCTCAACTTCTTGAACCACACCTATCTGCTTGGTCATATCGTGATCTAGCAGCAATGGCGCACGACCAGAGTTAAGAAACTCTAGGTTCATGCTTTCTCTACTGTGGTCGATAACTTCCATTCCAAAGTCGCGCTCAACTGGTTCTTCGCTAGATACTCCAACACGAACTGTGCGCGCTTCTTCATCAATAGCACGATCATCATCAAACTGATGATAACGCTTGGACATGCTCAAACGATCAAGACGTTCCATATCTTTGTCTTTATCGCCCTTGTTTTCTTTGTCTTCCTCGTCCTCATCATAATGATATGGCCGGGCTTCGGTCTCGGGCATGTCTTTTGCAAACGTGATGATATACGCTTCGTCAGTTTCTTCGACGTTTTGTATAGAACGCTGTACGTCTGTCATGTCTCGCTCCTTAGTTGATAGCGGATGTCCTAATGGTAACAAATCAGTGTCGTGCTTGCCACCCTGAAACCGCCCATTCTTCAAAGCAAAAAGAAAACTATTTGTGCGAGCAAATGCCCACTGTTCAGGCGAACTCACATTCGGCCTCACGCTACCGGGCGATGATTTATATGCGCCAATGCCACGCTCAAAAACAGTCAACAGAGTTCTGTAAGTCGTCCGTTTTGTGGCGGCGTTGTTCACTTCTTCGTTGTGTTCTTCGACTTTGTTCCGCAACGCTGTCTCAACGCGATCTGAAACCTGTCTTTCTTCTTCACCAATGATAGCGATAGCGTTGCCCATGCCAGAATGATTGACACAGTAATAGTGCAGCGCGTCGATTTCATCGCCCACAGTTATAGAGATACGTGCGTTTGGTTCGCCAGCTTTGCCGGAAATCTCAACGCCCTCAGTATACTGAACGCCATCATTATGTGTTCCGTTTGGCGTTGTTGAAAAGCGCAAAGCATGGGTCTGGTTTGACGCATCAGACAAGTCAAATATGTAAGTGTTGCCGCGCTCGAAAGTCAGACGCGGAGACAGTTCGCCATCCAAATAGAATTTGTTTCCTTCGCCATATTCGTTTTCGCCAGCCTTGATGATTACTTCATAGGTTATTTCTTCCTGACGCTCCACGATGCGGCTCTGCTGCGCTTCTGATGCTGACCCATATTCTTTTTGCTCAAGATATTTTATGGCCTCAAGAATAACGTCTTTCATTCCCTGTTCACCCAACACGCCGATCACGCCCCATTTCATTTGTGCCACTACTCCGGCAATGTTCGATGGTCTAGCTGGCTTGTCGCCATCGGCAAACTGTTTGCCATCCTCGAAGTGCCGCGCTGCCCATGCCTCGCGCTCTTTAATCCAGTCCAGTGTGCCTTGCGTTTCAACCCCGTCACGCGCTTTTGTCCAGAAGTTAAAAGCCTCATTGCCACGGATATTCCCGCCCGTGTCCCAAATCTCTTTATTGTTTTCCTTTACGCCAAGCGAAAACTCATAATCAAACTGCGGATAGTTGCTGTTCCGCAAGCTGATCTTTTTGTCTTCGCCTTTCGTGGGGAAATCAGTCGCCATCATTGCCCCCGGTCACTTCGGCTTCGACTGGCAGTTTTGTGCCAAACGGCTGGAAGGCCAAATTGATGCCATAACGCGCGGCAAGTTCTTCATCCGACTGGATTTGCGAAAACACATCTTCGACATCGCGCCCGTAGTTTGCCGCAATATCCGACAGGCTGACAATGCCGTTTTGCAGTGCTGTGATGTTCGCGTTGATTTCCCTTTGCGGATCGACCCAAGCAAACCCACGCCCACGGAAAAACACATTGTCTGAAAACTTGTCGAACTTCGCCATAGGCAACGGAATGTTGCCAGCAGTCATCGCGCTCTCTAGCCATGCACGAAAGACTGGTTCGCAAAAGTGCTGAATGAAAAACGATTGCAAAGTCTTATAGTGATCGCGCTCCTCAATTGTGCCTTGCCGGATGGAAGAATATGAAACGCCAGTCAGATCATTTGAGAGGCTGGTATAACTAACATTCAAGCCAGATGATATTCCACGCAAGACAGCTTTTTCAAAATCATCAAACGCTGATGTCGGATGTGTCGGGTCGATCAACTTCAAGTCTTGGCCTTCCGGCAGTTGGAAAATGCTGGCTGGCTCAAAGTCAATAAGCGGACGATCTTCCTCAGTCTCATCGTCACCCACAAAATCTTCGCCGCTTGGCGATGTAAGCACAGCAAACTTAGATGCAGCCGCGCGCGCTGCTACCAGTTCAGCTTCGCGGTATCCATGAAGCATTTTTATCGACGCAATCGCCGGAGCCATGAATGGTTCTCCACGGGTTTGGTGCGTTCTTGCTGGCATGAACAGATGGATCATTTCGTCTGCCGGGACGCGAACATGCTCACGCTTTTTGGGCGATCTGAAAAAGCTGTCATTCGGGTGGCTGGTCAAAACATGATAAGCGACAGGCCGATGGAACTCATCCAATTCAACGCCCATGCGGATTTCGTTGCCGTTAGTTTCGTTGCGACCATTTTCCTGATCGTCCACCAAATCAGCTTCGATGAACTGCAAAGTAAAGTTGTCTGCATATTTGCGGTTGCGAATTTTTTTGATAAACACTTCGCCATCGCGCGCTAATGTCTCTGCCGCAACGCGCTGACAATCGAGCCAGCTTAGTCGCCCGGTAACATCAGCGTTACCCATACGCCCCCAGCTTGCAAAAGCGTTTTCGATGATTGCATTTCCAGCAGCATCGAGTGACCGATCTTCGTTGCGCGCGCGAACCTGAACGGAAAAACCACGCTCCCCGACTACATTGGTTTTTATCAGGTTCAAATATCTTTTGGCATATTCATTGTTACGCGCCAGATCGCGGCTTCGGTTTCTTAGAACTGGCAGCGATGTTTTTAGTTCGCTGTCTGCTGAAAAACTGGACGCGATAAAGTCGCCAAAAAGTCTGCCGCCATTTGCACCCGCATAATTACGGAACAGATTTTTGAACCTTTTTTGTTTTGGCTTTTCAGTCCGGCTTAAAAAATCAAACATGCCCATGATCTAAAACCTTCCCAAAATAGTGGACTTTGTTTTGCGACCATGCGTGATCCGTTCTTGTCTTTTTATCTCGTTCACTTCACGCCGATAATAATCGCGCCACTCTAGCAGTTCTGATGGTGTGAACTTGTTCAGTGATCGCCCGTTGATAGAATAGCTGCTGACATCGCTGTCGGCTTTGCCCTCCAGTATTGTTTCAATTTTTCCCAGCATTATTTCAGCATGGGCGCGCGGATCAACATTGTCATCGTAGTCCGTAGAGACTTTGAGTTGCCCACGATCAACGATTATTCGATTGCTGTCGCTGTCGCGTGTGATCTCTAATTGATAGTGATAATCGCCAGCCGTAAAACTCGCGCTTGCTGACGATGCAACGGTAAACAAATAATCATCGTCAGACGCGCTTGCGGTAAGACTAATTTCCGTGTTCGCCCCGGTGCTTATACGAGCCACCAGCTTCATTGTGTGTGCGGAGTTTGCGTAGTCGGTAGAAAACTCTGTTATCTTGAACTGAATAAAGTCGCCAATGAAAACTTCGTCAGGAACGCCGACTGGTGCATTATCGCTATCAAAAAGATTTGCCAAAAATCACACTCCTCATCGCCACCCTTGAACAAAACCGCTTTGTCTGCGCGGTGTAGCCTGTCGCCTTTTGGGTCGCTTGGCCTTATCCGCGTCACGAACAGGAGCCGCAGACGACTTCTGTGCTATCACATTAACATTCACGTTCACTATTGACAACGCCGCTATCGCATAGACGCGACAGTCCAATGCTTCATTGCGTGGCCTGACTTTTATCCATTCGCGCCGATGAAAACCGCGCACATATTTTTTTACGACTTTCTCAGCCGTAAGCTGCTTAAAATATTCATCAGAATAATCAGCCGGAAAATGACAATATCCAGCACCCTCATCTTTTATTTTTAGGCGAGAATAAACAACTTCTTTAATGGTATCCACGCCAATGGAGAACAATTTGCATTTCAAGTTATTGTTAGTTGATGGCTTGCCGACCATTGGCTTGCCTTCACCACCCACACCCTTGATTGCAAAGATACGCCGACCTATACGCGGCTTGCAGAACTTATAAACGCTCTGCGTGTGATGACCACCACTGTCAATCGCCGTGGCTTTGATATCTAGCTGGCGACCGTCCTCGCGCTCCCACTGCAAAGTCAAATAGCTGTCGATGTCAGACCAGACGTTACTGGCTGATGGGTCGCCATAAAATGTGCGGTATTCAATCGACCAGCTTTCTTCGTCGCGTCCCCATCCGACAATCTCCATTTCCAACCGATCATCTTGAACGTCCACTCCGGCTGTAAGAAACACAACCTGTTCTGGTATTTTGTCGCCGTAGTTTTCGCGGTGCGTGGCGATGTCAAAGTCGTCAATCCTTTCACCCTGATCTTCCCACGTTTCGCCAAGGTATGTGTTGACCCAGACGCGCAAAGTCTCTGGCAGTTTCTTTGCCTGTAGAAAATCGCGCACCGCTTCCTCAAGAGGTATCCACGGACTGCATAGACCAGAAAGCCGGAAACCCGCCACCCCGACAAGTGGATTGGTGGCTATCCACTTTCCCCGTTTGATAGCACGTTGCCGTGCCGCGTCATCCCACAGTGTGCCGCAGTGTTCGCAATGATAAACGGCTGTCTCTGGCCTGTCCGCTTCCCAATGCACATTCGCCCACTGCATGACCTGATGCTCACCACAGTCTGCACACTCGACATGATATTCGCGTTTGTCAGAGTTTTCAAACGCCGCTTCAATTCGACTTGATCCGCGATTGGTCGGGGTGCTGACCATGACGAACTTGCGGTTCCAAAATGTTGCTGCGCGCTTTCGAGCCAGATCAATCGCATCGCCCTCTGTTGTGACTTGGTATCTGTCCACCTCATCAAACAGCACTAGCCGGATGGGACGCGATGCCAGACCAGATGCGGAGTTTGAACCGACTAGGGTTATGTGACCACCATCAAACTGTTTGGTGTATAGCGTGTTGCCACTGTCTCGCGCGCGTGGGTCTTTGACTTTGCCGGATAGACAGTTCGTGTCGCGCAGCATCGGAGCCAGCCTGTCGCGTGAGAATGTTGCCGCCATATCCAGCGTGGGCTGAACGACTAGCATGGGTGCTGGTTCCTGATCTATGTGATAGCCGATCAGGTTCAACAGCATTTCAGTTTTGCCAATCTGAGCGCACGACATGACAACTATGTTTTCAATCTTATCATCGCTGATGGCATCCATGATGCCGCGTTGATATTCCGCGCGATCTGTTGACCATGCCCCGGCCTCTGCTGATGCTTCTGGCGATAGCCGCCTATATTTATCAGCCCAATCGCTGACGTTTACATCAGGCGGCGGTGCGAGACTGTTTATCGTTTTCTGCGCTATCCTCGTCAGTGCTTGCCCGGACAGGGTTAACTGTTTTGACTTGGATCGCCGCAAGTTCTTCGAGCGCGTCATCAACTGCCTCTTTCAAAATTTTCTTTGCTTCCGTTACGTTCTTAGCAGCAAAGGTTTGCGTGGCTGACTTTGTTGGGATGCTCAATAGTTTTGATCTCATATTGCTGACCATCGCATCCCAAGCGTCTGCCACATCGTCTGCCGGGATAAGATTGTCTTTCATTTGCTCTCGTTCCATTTCTGCCATATCTGCTTTTGCGGATGTAAGACGAGCGCGATGGGTCGCATAATCGTCTGCGCCGACATCGTTGTTGACTGTTCTTTTTCTCAAATAACCAATATAAGCGCGAACAACAGGCACAACTGCATATCTTCCTCGCTCTAACTTCGGCAAAACCTCTTGGTTCACCAAGATATTTACCCTGCGTGGCGTTATATCTAGCAGTTTTGCGATGGTTTTAAGTGGCACAGAAAAATCGTCATTCATAGATTAGAACCCTTCAAAAAAATTCTACCGCTAGGCGCGGCGCGGGGTCGCGCGTTACC